GAGCGCGCCTCGGTGGGCTTCGTCGGACAGTCATGGGACACGGACGTGGCCTTCGCCCCCGCGTTTTGGGAGGAGGTGCTCCGCGTGCTGAAGCCGGGCGGCTACCTCATCAGCATGGCGGCCACCCGCAACTATGACCAGATGGCCCACGCCGTGCGCCTCGCCGGTTTCGACATCCGGGACATGCTGCTTTGGCTCTACGGCTCGGGAATGCCCAAGAGCCACCCGCACGAAGGCGGCCGCGGCACGGGGCTCAAGCCCGCCGTGGAGCCTTCAGTCCTCGCGCGCAAGCCTCTGTCGGAGAAGACCATCGCGGCGAACATCGCGAAGTGGGGCACCGGCGCGCTCTTCATTGACGACTCGCGCGCCCCGGGCGGCCGCTACCCCGCCAACGTCCTCTCGGATGGAAGTGAGGCGGCCATGGAGGTGCTCGGGGATGCGTGGCGCTACTTCTATTGCGCCAAGGCGAGCACTGAGGACCGTGTGGAAGGGACAGAGGCGCTTACGCCCCCGGAGGGCGCGAAGCGGACCAATTGGCACCCCACGGTGAAGCCGACTCCCGTCATGGAGCACTATGTTGGGCTCATTACGCCGCCCGATGGGGTGGTTTTTGACCCCTTTATGGGCTCCGGGAGCACCGGAAAGGCCGCGATTCGGCGTGGATTCCGCTTCCTAGGATGCGATTCTAACGCCGAATACATCCCGATTGCGATGGCCCGGTTGCAGTTTGAGGCCCGTAGACAGGCCGAAAAGCTCCGCCAAAACACCCTCATGGACCTCTAAAACCACGTTCTAGGAGACAAAAATGCGGCTTTTCGGCGTGTATTTCGACAAATCGGCGGGCCAAATCATGGTCCAAGCGGCCCGGAGCGGGTGGGAATGGTGGACGAAACCCCGCCCGTGGTTCTTGGAGCTTCGGTGGGGGACAAAATGAGAGCCTCGCGTGAGGCAGTGGCCCGGATGCGCGAAGACGCCCTCCGGGAACTCGCCGAGGACCACGCGCGCAAGCTCAAGACCACCGTGGAGGTTGCCTCCCTAGACAAACACGCATTGGTCACCCTAGTTATGAGGCTCGCAAGGCGCCTGTCCGCTCGGGAAGGCCGCCAAGGCGAATAAGTGGAACGCGATTCCATCAAAATACAAAAAGGGCGTTGCCTGAAATGCTTGTGAACCGTGACACTATGGCCTCCATCATCGGAGTCTCTCCTCCGACCCTTGACGCTCGGCGCCGGGAAGGCCTGCCCGGCGAAAAGAAGGGCAAGGAGTGGGAATTTGACACCGAAAAGGTGATTGCATGGCTCATCCGTCGCGAGACGAAGGGGTCCAAGACCGACAAAAAGGCCGAGATGGACCTCCGCACGGCCACCATTGAGGCCGAAACCAAGGAATACAAGCTCGAAGAACTCCGCAAAAACATGACCACGCTGGACACCTACGTGGAGATTTTCGAGGAGCAATGCGCCGTCATCAAGTCGAAAATCACCGCGCTTCCCGGCCGCGTGGCCCAAAAGTGCGCCGTGATGACCGATGCGAGCGAGATTCTAGTGTATCTCAAGGGCGAAGTGGCCGAGGTGCTTGAGGAAATCGCGAGCGAAGACCCGAAGGACAAGCCGCTTAAGACGATTGACCCACCGCGCAAGCACGGCTTCCGATTCGATGGGGAAGAGGACGAGGATGAAGGCCCTGTCCTCACCGAGGACGGTTATTGATGAAGCGCACCCACCACACCGCCGCGAAAGCTCTACGCGCCGCCATGAACTTGGTGCGCCGCGCCGTGTTGCGGCCACCGCCGCGCATGTCGGTCCCCGATTGGGCCGATACCTTCCGCCATCTCTCCACCCAAGTGGGCGCCGTTGGCGGCCGTTGGCAGACGCACCGCGTTGAGGTGGCCCGCGGCCCCATGCAATCGGTGACGGAGTTGGGCGTAAAGACCATCACCGTGATGTCGTGCACGCAGATTATGAAGACGGAGCTTTTGCTCAACGTCATCGGCTACGTCGCGCACCTTGACCCGAGCCCCATTCTACTCCTTGAGCCCAAGGACGAGATGGCCCAAGCGTTCTCCAAGGAGCGCATCGCCCCAATGATTACGTCCTCGCCGGTGCTCAAGAAGCTCATGGGAGACAAGGTCACGCGGAACGCCGAGGACACCATCTCCAACAAGAAGTTTCCGGGCGGCTTCCTCGCGATGGCCTCCGCGGGCTCGCCAACCAACCTCGCCATGCGCGCCATCCGGGTGGTGCTCATGGACGAAATCGACAAATACGAGACGACAAAGGAAGGCGACCCGGTCACCCTCGCCGAGGAGCGCACCTCCACATTCCGCGACTCGGCCATCAAAATCCGCGCGTGCTCCCCGACGTGGGAAGAGACATCGCGCATCTACCGCTCATGGCTGGAATCGGACCAACGCTTGCCCTTCGTGTGCTGCCCACATTGCAACCATGAGCAAACCCTAGACTTCTTCCGCCACGTCCATTGGGAGAAGACCGGCGAGGATGGAACGCACCGGCCCGAGACGGCCGCTATCTATTGCGAGTCGTGCGGCGCGGCGTGGACCGAAGCCCAACGCCTTACCCTGATGACTACCAAGCACGCCATCCGGTGGAAGCAGACGCGCCCCTTTGTGTGCGATTGCGCCGAGGATACCGCCACGGAGCGGCAAGTCCCGCTGGACGAGCGCCGGTGGGAATGGGACGAGCACAACCGGGTAGGCTATGCGGTGTGCAAGCATTGCGGCAAGCGGGGCGTCTCCAACCATCACGCGGGCTTCCAAGCTTCCAAGCTTTACTCGCCCTTCACGTCCGTTGTGGCGCTCGTCACCCAATGGCTCGAAGCCAAGAAGGACCCCGACACTAAACAGACGTTCTATAACACCCAATTGGGCATCCCATTCCGTGCCGAGGTTGAGAAGGAGGCGAACCACCACGCTCTCGCCGCCCGCGCGGAGCCGGAATGGCCTGTCCTGCCCGAGGGCGTGGTGGCCCTCACGCTCGGGTGCGACGTGCAAGGCGGTGGCCAAGCCAACCTCGGCCGCTTGGAATACGAGATTGTGGGATGGGGCGAGGGCGAGGAGTCGTGGAGCATCAAGGCCGGTGTCATCATCGGGGACCCCACGCAACCCGAGCCGTGGGATGCGCTGGACAAGGTGCTCCTCGCGCCGTACCGGCATGCCCTCGGCATGGACCTCCACATTATGGCGGCGTGCGTCGACTCGGGCGGCCACAACACCCAAGACGTTTATCGCTTCTGCCGCGCGAGGATCGGCCGCAACGTGTGGGCCATCAAGGGCGCGAGTGACCGCTCGGGGCAATGGTCCCCGGTTTGGCCACCCACCGAGCGCGAGAAGCAGGCCAAGAAGTTCCGCGTGGGCTATCGCCCCATCATCCTCGGCGTCAACGCCGCCAAGGAGGCCATCCGCGGCAAGCTCCTCGTGGAGAAGCCCGGCCCCGGTTACTGCCACTTCCCGGTGGGGCGACCGGACGCATGGTATGAGCAACTGACCTCGGAGAATCTCACCGTGGAGAACTTCGTCCGCAAGTGGGTCAAGAAAAAGCACGCGGCGAACGAGGCCCTAGACGCTCGCGTCTACGCCTACGCCGCGCTCGTGGGGCTCTTCCACGTGCGCCGGTTCAACCTCGCTAACGCCGCTCGCGTCCTGCTCGCATGGGTGGCCCCGCATATCGCCGCGGCCGATCCTACACCGGCCCCGCAAGCCGCTCCTCGGGCGCCCGAGCCGGGCAACGTGAGACGCTCGGCCTTTATGAGCGAGGTCTAGGGGTCTAGCGCCCCCGGGCGGCCTTGCGCTAGGGCACTCAAACGGGCTCGCCCATAGGGCTTATCCACGAGTGGACGAAACGATGCTCGGCGTGACCGGCTCCGGCCGGATGTCTGCCCGCTTCACCCGGTGTGCGATAACACCGGCCCAAAATTCCGGGGGTCCCTATGGCTTGTGATACCGAAACCGCCGCGCTCCTTGACGAAGCCAAGGAGCGCCTCAAGACCCTGAAGGCGGCACGCGCATCCGGCGTTCTGATGACCCGGCACGGTGAAACTCTGATTCAGTTCAACACGATTTCGGACCTCAACAAGGCCATCTCGGCCGAGGTCAAGGACATCCGGCGCCTAGAGCGCCAGTGTGGCGAGGGGGCTAGAACGCCGTCCTACGTCCTGCAAAACTCCAAGGGGCTCGGCAAATGAACGGAAAGCTCGCTCTTACCATCACGCCCAAGACCAAGAACGAGGCGCCCGAGGCGCGCACGCCCGCGTCCAACGTGACGGCCTTTGACATCGGCCGCACCGGGCGCCGTCTCGCGGCCATCCCGTCCACGCAATCGGCGCTCAACTCGCTCATCGCCACCTACGGCGTGAGCACGTTGGCGCGCTCGCGCTATCTCACCCTCAACAACCCCTACGCCGCGTCCGCCAAGGAAACCTTCGTGGGCTCACTCGTGGGCCGAGGCATCAAGCCGTCCAAGCTCACCACCGACCCCAAGGAACGGGCCGCCGTGACCCAACTCTTCGCCGATTGGTGCTCCTACGCGGACGCCGATGGGCTCTTGGACTTTTACGGGCTTCAGTCGCTCGGCGCCGGGGAGCTTTTCGAGGCCGGAGAGTTCTTCCTCGTGGAGGATGAACCGGCCCCGGGCACTCCCACGGGCGTGGTGCCGCTTGCTTACCGGCTCTACCAAGCCGAGATGCTCCCGTTTTGGGAGATGGGCCCCACGACACAGGCCGTGAGCGGCAACCGCATCTCCATGGGAATCGAGTTCGATCCGTCCAACCGGCGTGTGGCCTATCACTTCCTTCAGGCCATCCCGGGCGACATGACGGCGGACCCCTCGAAGCTCGGCACGGTGCGCATCCCGGCCGAGCGCGTGCTCCATGTCTACAGGCCGATCCGGGCCGGGCAGATTCGCGGCATCCCGTTCACCCTCTCGGGCATGGTCACGCTCG